ATACTGCATATAAATTTGTCCAAGTGTCTGTATGAAATATGTCTATCATATCTTCTTCAGTGTGCTTACTTAATGAAAAGTTTCTATCTAATTCAATACTCATTCCATAATCTAAACCCTTCAGCATTTTAACGCTTATTTTATCAAATGGTATATTCTTATCTAGTGTTTTTACCAGTCTTGTTTCTTGCATATTATTTCCTTCTGTTTGTTTGTTATTATACGAACTATTATTTGAAAAGTTCCGTATTATTTTAGTTTATTTTCGCCATACATAATTTTAGCTGGTTTTGTTTTCTGTAATCGGTATTTATAATCTGCTATTACATCTTTTATAATTATCATTTTATTTTCTCCTATTTTGTGTATTTTTCTTTGTTTACTTCATAGCCATATTCAGAACCAACATAATTTATGTGCTTTGATGTAGTTACAGAATACCATTGAAAAGGCGTAATTTCCCTTTTAACGTGGTCAATCTTTGCTACCTTAGTATCATAGCTATATACATTATGATAGTCTGCTTTTAGATTCTGTTTATATTTCTCAAATGTTCTCATTTTATTTGCTCCTTTTGTTATTTTAAATCAGTTATTAAATTATTTATAATAAATTTATATTGTTTATTTTTACTCTTTTTTATTCTCCCTTGGTAAAATTCCTCTAAAGCATATTTAATAAGCATTTTTTCTGTTTTATTAAAATTGTTAAAATTATAAATCATTATTTATTCTCCCTGTTATGTCTTATATACTATTTAAATTAAATAAAGTTCCAATTTATTTTATTTGCTCCAAACCCCTAGACCTTGATTTTCATAATTATCACTACTCATTATTTCTATTAAATCATCTCGTAATTCTTCCCAAATACTAAACTCTGCCATATATCTTAAAGCGTCTAAAATAGCACCATCAAAAGCAATAGAGCCGTCATTATGATAATGAACCAATACACCCCACTTTTCTTTGGAGTCATTTGAATTGCATTCTTTATTAATATTATCTAGCCACTTTTCAATTAATCTACTTACGTTTTTTTGTGTTTTATTCATTGTGTTTTCTCCTATTTTTTGTGTGTGTTTCATTTGTAGTATATACTATATAGTACAAGAAAAGTTCCATATTTTTATTATTTAATTATATTAGTTAGTTCTATCTTATATTATTAAATAATGCCCCCCCTTTTATTTATTTTATTAGGCTTGTTGTATAACTTGTTGTCTACTCCTTTTAATATAAATTATAATAATAATAGATGATTTAATTATATCTGCTTTAAATGGGGCACTCTATGTAAAGTAGCTAGACCGCCTATAGATAGCCATATTAACAGAAAAACCCCGTAAAACAGCTAAAATGCCTACGTGAACAACATTTTAATATATATTCTATTAAAAGTAGCTGACGACCTGCCTACGTGAACAGAATAATAATAAAATAATCTACTTACGTGAACTACCTACGTGAACAAACTCCTTAATAAAAAATAATAGACACAAAAAAAGAGCAGTTTATAGACTTGCTCAGGTCTTTTATTGTTATTTTACATTTCAGATATTCGTATGCTCCATATTTTATTAGTCATTTTATGACATCGCCTTTTTAGGTTTTTTGGTGCATATACTTTAACATCATCTAAAAGTATTTCCGCTTCTAGTAAAAGCTTTAACAGTTCTTTTTTCTTCATAGTATTTCCTTTTGTTTAGTTAATTAAATCTTGAGCCTTTTATACACTTGCTCAGGTGTTGGCGTGTCCTCAGTTAAATTAAGAGTGTGTTTCGTGGACTACTTTGTTATGTAGTTCCATATGGCAATTAAAGCATATTACAATACACTTTTTTATTTCTTTCATTATTGTATTCCATCCGTATCTCTTTATCATATTACCAACATTTTCTAATTTATTAGCATCGTGGTGATGAAAGTTTAAAACAGCAGTAGAAAAATGCTTTCCTCTTGTTTTCTTTGAGTAACCACATACGGCACAGCTACATTTAGACTTATATTCCTTTAATTTCTGACCTTTTCCATACCTACCACTAGGTAAATTCTTCTTTCGCTCCCAGTGGCAAGGTTTACATTGGTGTCTGCGGTATGGATTACCATTAATATCTAATCCATTTCTACCACCTCCACCACCTGATTTAGGAAATTCAGTAATAGGTTTAACAGCTAAGCATTCTGTGCAGCTTCTTTTATCTTCTAGCATTGTAGATCCTTTGATTTAGTTTAAAAGAGTGAGCAGTTTTACAACTTGCTCAGGTTGGTTTGGAGTTACTGGTTATTAGAGGCTATTGCAAAAGCTAGGTCAAATGCTCTAGTTTTCTGCATTGCTCTGGTTCCGATGATATGCGAGGCTTTTTCTCTGTCTTTAGCAGTAGCTTCGCTATTATCTGCCCAGTCAGTAACAGATGAGAACGCTCTCCAGAGGTTTTTGCCTCTTTCACGCTGTCCCTCTCCAAATACCCAACTATCCATCAACTGAGTTAGCTGGTTATCGTGTCTGCCACTGTAACGAGGTTCTGTCTGAGTGGTCACACCGTTTACAACTCTGTTTCTTGGTTTCTTTTCTGCTTTTAGTACAGAAGCGAAATAAGGCTCAGGGTTAGTTACTGGTGTAGAAGCTAGTAGCTCAACAGCATTATAATACTGTTTAAATAGCTCTTTAGCGTCTTTTATAGTACGTTCATACTCTTTTAGCCTAACATCAGCATATTTAGTGTGTTTGGCTGTAAATAAAGAAAATGAACGGCTATTTAGCATGAAAGTATTCAAGCAAATAGTATCTACTACTTTAGCAGTAGATTTAAATGCGATTGTACCATCATGCGAGGAACCTATCCAGAACTTAGGAACCAACTGAGTACCGGGTATTTCTAGGGTTGGTAAATCATCGTGTTCTAATTCAATGAACATTAATTTACCATCTTTGAGTTCACCGCTACCAGTTACTCCATAACCCAGTTGAGTTAGTTCATAGGCTACAGATTCCATCTGTTCAGATGTAATAATGCTAACACTATTTTTCTGAACATCAAGAACGCTGTTATTATCTATGTCAAACTCTGGTTTATCCGACCAGTCTGGAATAGCTTTCAACCGTCTATTAACTAGATGGTAATCAGGTATCTGTCTTAATACCCCTTTGCTATTATAAGCATAGATATCTATCGCTTCCTGAGTATGGTCAAAGAGGTTAAGGTTTTCCTCTTCATTCCTTAAATCAGGAACTACATCAGGAACAACTTCAATAGCTGTTTCCTCAGTAGGCACTTGGTTATCTATTTCCATTTGTAACTGGTCAACCAGTTCTGTTATGTTTACATCATTATGCATAATGTTCTCCATTTATTAGGGTTATTGATTAACTATAAGATATACCCATTATTGAAGACGTAGGGTATTTAATTATTTCAGTGGGGAGTCTATACATTTATCACTCAGCTTAATATGGATACTCTCACCATTAACAGAAAGCTTTGCTTGTATACGTAGCGAGTACGTCAATTATATAAATTTGTCAAAGAGCGTAGCTCTTTTACGTTTGAAATATTTAAAAAGTTCCATTTTATTTAAAATAAATAGAATTATTTCTACCTACTACAGCTAAGGTTCCAACCTGAACCAAACAAAAACGAATTTTTCAATCTACTTATTTCAACCTGAATTGCAAATGGGGGGAGTCCCGTGCAAATTAAAAGAGACACGGACATAATTATATAATTTTTTTAAAATTTTTAGAAATATTAGGTAGGAGAGAAGTATGATGTCATTATGACATTGGGATTACTTACTTCATTTTTCTGGCGGTACTATATAATACTATTTATTACTATAGTAACTATATATAGTTATAGCGAGTAGTACTATATATTACTATAATATTACTATATAGTACTATAATAGTACTATTAATAGTATTAAAAGTAATAGTATTACTGCTTCTTG